ACTTGATACTTTCCGAACATATCCGTGATCGCTTGCTCTCTTGCTAGCGGGGTAAGTTTCATAAGTCCGGTTTGTAGTTCTGTGATAGTTCCTAACAAGTCCCCGGCATTTCTATTTACAATACCCTTAATATCAATTCCAAATGCTGCCAATGCCTTTTGAGCCGTATTGGTTGGAACAATCAAACGTGTAAGAGAAGTCTTAAGGGCGTTAGCACCATCAGTTACTGAAACGCCACCCTGCTTCATGGCAGCCAAAAGTGCTACTGTATCCTTATAAGTACCACCAAGGTTAGCAACAACAGGTCCAACGCGGGGGATAGCGTTAATTAGATCAGCCATAGTAGTACTAGTAGCAGCGTGGGCAGCGGCGAAGAAGTTCATCGCGTCAGCAGTCTCACCAATGCTTAGTTTATAGGCGGTCTGGAGGGAAATTGTGGCTTTAATAGCACTCTGCTGATCAGTTTGTCCTAGAACGATGGCCTGCGTAGCAGTCTTAGTAAGATTAACAAGTTGGTCGCCCATATAACCCGCCTGAGCAAGACCTACAGCAACTTCAGCAGTAACCTTAGCACTTTGTCCATAGGTTTCTGCCATAGCCTTACTGACATCCATAATCTTATTTCTAATATCAGTTAATTGTTGTGGTGTCGGTAGGGCTTTAGAATATGCTTGTCCCGCCGCGCCACCCATACCATACACTCTCTCAAGCATCTGAATATTCTTGTCGAACTGGTAGTACATATCTCCAAGAGCAGCACCGGCAGCAGCGATTGGCATAGTCAAACCAACTGTCAACTGACGACCCGCCCATTGCACATTCTTACCAAAGTTAAGCATCCTAGTAGATGCATCAATCATTGCTTTGTTATATGCTAATTGCTGTATTGTTGCTACCCTAGTAGCATTTGCTATACCCTGAGTATCCGTAATTATATGGGCATACCCCTGACGGGTAGAGGATGGGATAACGGCCGATTCTGCAATTTTTGCTTGGGCTTTAGCAATTTTTTCTAGTTCTGGTTGAACTCCTTGTGCGCCCGATTTCCACATCTTAAAGTAGTCACTAGAAGCGAACTTTCCTTTTACAAGTTGTGAGGTTAAGTGGTCGGTAGCACTAGAAAGTTTTACAGTCTCTAGTTGTAATGCTTGGGTAGACTTAATGGTTTTTAGGAATGATGCTTCCGCATTTGCCATTCCCGCGAGGGCTTCTTTACTAAATCCTGTACCAACTGTTTGATTCGACAGTTGAATCATTTTAAGGCGTAGGGCTTCTATCTGTGCATAGACAGGTGCAAAGTCTGCTTTACCAGTTACTACAAACGGGATCTGCTCAACCATTAACTATCATTCACCAATTTCCATATAACCGAGTCCAGCGTTGATACCAATTCCTGCCTGTGCTGATGCCATCCCGGTTAATGTTGTAATATCACTAAGCGCTTCTGCTTGATCTTGGGCTACTTCGTCCATATCAATGCCTTGGATCGCCGCCAAGAACTTTCTTTCTCTATCTTCCTTTTCTCTAAGAGCCTTTATTGTTACTATTAACTCTTCAAAGCATAGGTTTTCTTCTAGTTCGTCGTAATTTTTCCAAGTACCCAATAAGAATACTTCTCCTTCAAGTGCGACTAAATCTAGTTCTGACCAACTAGACCCGTCGCGCCGAGATTTGGGTCAGATAGTTGCAACCCACCAGCAATTTCCAGAATCTTCATCAGGGTTGGGATTTCAATAACATCTTCAAACATATCTTTATCTGTTGATAGTTCTGGGTAGAACTGCTCCATGCATACCATACCGGCCTCGATGAAGATTTCAATTGCTTCATCTTCAGACTGAAATACGGTGCTATCCAACTTGCCGATAGCCTTTGTAAACTTTTTCAAATTCTTAATTGTTAGGGGACGCACCTTAATTTCGGTGCCGTCTGAAAGTTGTACTTCTACAACTTCGTAGACAGTATTTGCCATTTAAAGCCTCCAGTTTCTCTTTATGATTATAGCAATATTTATAGACAAAACATAAACACCCCCGAATTATCGGGGGTGTCCATGTCAGTATGAGGATAAATCAGATTGTGCCGAATACACGGTCAATAATGAATCCATATTCTGAGCCTGCTGCGGCGTTACGGTCTACGTCGGGGAGGGCGCGGAAAGAAACTGGGAATACAGTTGCGGCATCACGCTTAAGTTGATGCGCTGTAGTCTGATCCTGAATGATACGCCTTGCGACATATGCACGCTCTCTACTCCGAAGAGCAGAAGTATCGCCATAAGCCTGTGGTGCAGCGGAACTAGATGCCAACGGGTAGTTAGCAGCAAGACCGATAGAACCGGGGGCTGTTCCTACAAACACGAGGGAACGCTCAACTGGAGTAATTCCAAGGGCACCTGCGACTAAGTTAACCTGAGTCGTAGAGCCGGGAGTAGTTGCAGTTGCGCTTCCTGAGAGTGTACTTACGGTTACATTGGCAGAGCCAGCATTAATAACCTGCTCCTGTTGACCCCAGACAAAGTTCATGTTTTCAAACAGGGCCTCATCGAGTTCTGTCTTAAGCACGATCTTTAGGGTGTGCTGGAATAGACGAGCAGCGTCAAGCAACTGGTCAACGACAACATCCGTGTAACCGGGCTCATAGGAGAAGTCCACACCTGTACTTGTGAATCCAAGTTCTCTCCAGTATGCCGAAGCAGTACTTGTCAGATATGCGGGGACAGATGTAGTAGAAGCAGAAGCGACTGGTGTGTTGGTGTTCGTGTTTACGCTCCACGGGAAAACTGCCGATGCGGTAAGATCTGGGCGGTTTGACCCGGCGCCATATGATACGAATAGGCGAGCGGCACCAACGATAATATTCTTTTGGTTAGCAGCCATTTTTTATTTTTCACCTACCTTGTTTCAAAGGTTGGGATTTACACTTCCTCAATTACTATTCTAACAGATTAGTTTCTAAAAGCGCCCGTTTGAGTCTAACTTACGGATATAGGCACAAAGGATATCTACGTACCCGACCCGAATCCCGCCCTCGTTTTTCATGGGTTCTGGTGACCTCAGAGAGTGAATTGCTGTATATTTAAACTCAAAGTTATTAGAAAGAATATTAGACTTAAAGATATCTTTAGCAGATTCATCATATCTACGAAATACATCGTCAAAAAGATTTAACATAGAATTAACAAATTCATAGTCAGTCGATACGACCATATAGTTAATGATTTCATGTGTGAACCACCAAGTTTCTTGACTTGGGAGCCTCTCGTAGTCATAGATTATATAGGGTTTACCGGGCAGGGCATTATTAAATTCTGGAATTTGCTGGGCGGGGATGATCGGAACTAGGGATGAGGTATATCCATCTGCGTAATAATCCTGATCATTCATTAGACCGCTAGCCTTTATTTGTTCCCAAAGGTACGCATTAACGTCATACACCGCCAACGAAGAGTAATCTGTCATATTTGTGATATCTCCGATCCATAAGATTGTGCAACTGACGTAATTGCAGCATATACCTGCGCGGGGGTAGATCCAGTTTGTGAAACAACTATGGCAACCTTTTGCCCAATTCTAGATAATAGTTGTGAACTAGAAACTGCCACCGAAGCCTTTGTAGCATACCAACTATCAGCGAAATCTCGTAATGCATGGGTTGTTTTATTACCACCGGGATGCAAAATGCTAATCGGGGTATCTTTATGAACAAACACCAAGGACGTCCCATCCGGAGTAAAAACAATATTTCTTTTAGTTATATAGTGGATGGGGATGTCATTTTCCATAATGTCCATCTTGTCTCTAAAGATGCTCCTAGCGGTGACACTCCTTCCGGTTGGTCCCGCCGTTGTAACTATAGTTTTAAGCGGTACTAGGGTGGTAGACTGTAGGGGTATTATGGTAATAATTAAATTGCCGTATTGTACTTTAGACCTTTTCATAACGAATAGTTTTTTATTAGTTTTTCCGATACTATTCCATTCATAAATATGGTGGTATCTTTGCGTATCCATTAATGCCGCCACCGTTAGATCCTTGAGGAATTTCTTGGTGGTAATGGTAAACACAGCCTTAGATATCTCTGTTAGAGAGATGGGGCTTACAATTAGTTCTAATTGCTTTACCTTAGAGGCAATCTTATCGGTGGCTGCTTGGATAGCCTTAGGATCAACTGTTATTTGTATCATTATGCTGTATCAGTACCCTTGCTAGTGTAGTTTCATAGTAAGAGATATGCCCAAGAGGATCTATTTCAGGGTGACTAGAGGTAACATCAAAGATCATATCAGCCTTGTCGTACCTATCAAATTCAACAAAGGCTACCTCCCCGACATGGTTCCTTATGTTCCGCACTCTATACCTACGACTTAATTGTACTGGTGATTTCATTTTTAATTGAAATCTTTCTAGGTAATCGTCTGCACCAGTTGTCATGAAAGTTTTATTATCGGCCCTATTCAGAGCCCCGCCAGATTTTAGTGGTTCTACCTTACAGGGTATCTTAAAAGAGTAGAGCCACTCACGATCAAGGTTGCCGCTTTTTGTTTGAGCATTCTGCTGGATATAAATATCAGCAGTCATATTCATGATACTTCCAACTAAGGAGTTAATCATTAAATGATCACGATTCCCGTATTGCGATATCCATCTAGGATGTTGTCTACAAGGATGTTTCCAGTACCGTTAAAGGCGCCCTTACCCAATTTAAATGTAGTTTCACTCATAGATACTTCGGTGAGGTATTTAATCCGCCACGCGGCATCGTTGGCTAAGAAATCACCTGTTAGCAGTATTGCTGCTAGTTTGATATCCGATGGAACATAGTTCCATCCGATGATGCCAGTAAATTTATAACGGGAATTATTTCGGAACCTGCCGTAGTATAGCACAGAAGGATCGATATTGTTATCATATCGAACATCCCAATCTACGTTTACTATTCTGATAGTCTTATTCGTTTGAGTAAGTTCTATTGGGAATCCAAAGTCATTATATGTAACACTCGCTGCGACTGCGCTGGCGCTTTGGTTTATAGCAAGTCTAGAGTTCTCGTACATATACTCTACGGAAAGCATTGGTTCTGTAAGGAAGATGGCATCTGAGCCATCTCCAAAATTTTCCTGTGATCCATACCTTTTTCCGAATGACTGCTGAGTATAACCATTGATTACAGTTCGTGCTAATTTTTCCGTCATAGAAATCTGTGCTGAGGACATGAAGTTTGGATTATTCGGCTCTGTCCCAAATCCATAATAGTTGACTATATCTGAAATTGTTGCATAAGGAGTAACGATTTCTGTATAAGTTGTCTGACTAGTGGATGATCCATTGACGGAATAGTTCCAAACCACACGAAGAACTCTATTTAGATAGGTTACTGAAGGACCCACCTCTAATGTATATAGTCCAAGTGGTTGGGCGTTATAGGCAGAAGCGGTAGGTATCAGCAACGTATTAGTTGTATCATCAGCATCATATAGGCTGACTAAGACTGTCCCATCGGCGTTTACCTGAACTCCATCCCGATAAATAACCAATTGGAGATTCTCGGTAACACCGTTATGGATCTCTTGCAACTAAATTACCTCCATATTAGGAATAGTATGCGTTTGCCTCGTTGGGGGTTGCTGGCCGGAATCCGGCGTGGTTATCAAAGATCGACTGGGCCACTGATAGGGGCAGAGCAACAAATGGGTGTTCCTTCGTAAAGGTAATCCCGCCAACTTGGTAAGTATAATTTTCCCTTTCCATTTTTACAATCATTGTTTGTTCATTCTTAATTTCTAGGCTAGGTTTGAGATTGCCATCAACCTTAATCTCAGGTTTATCAGAATTAGCAAATTTATCATACATCTGATAAGTTACGCCTTCCTCTTCTAAGAGAAGAATCAGGTCATTTTTAGTAACCTTAGCAGGAAGATCAACGCCGAATTCCCCGGCGACCTTCTTTAGATCGGCTAACTTTAAGTCAGTAAAAGACATATTTTTTCCTTTCGTCCTATTAAGAATTATATCAGAAAACTAAACAAGGGTGGCTTTCGCCACCCCTGCTTAGTTACTGTGATTATTATCAGTATGTGTATGTACCAGATCCACCAGTTACGTTGCTTCCATTGGTTACGCTCATCGCGGAGCCAAAAGTAGCAGTCGAACCAGCAACCTTGACATTCTTGACCAAAACGTGTGCGTCGTAGTTCTCAATCGCTGTTCCTACACGGATGAATAGAGTGTATTCAATCGTGTCCTTCTTGGGCTGGAACAAACGGTAGACAACAACGTCACGCTTGATACCTACGATAAGATTCTGTGGGAAGGTCAGGTGAACGTCACCGTGCAGACCTGCTGCTCCTGCATAATCTCCTGTCTTGGTTTCATCGAATAGTGGAACGTTGATAACTGGAATCCCGAAAGCATATGGGGTTACAGTACCGGGTCCACCATCGTTCGCCGCAACATCACCACGGATAACGCCAGAAGCGATGTCAAACGGGTTGACAGAACCAGCATTGGAGGTAAGGTTGAACAAGTAGTCTTGGACAAGGTTTGAACCGACAAAGAATCGAAGTTGGTTCCTGCGCTGCTTGTACTTACGGGGTAGGGTCTTGATCGCGTTGTTGAAAACAGTACGGTCAAGTCCTGCACCAGCGGCGTCAACAACGTGTGCGTTGTTGGCTGCAAGCGTGCGGAAGCCTTGGAATGCTGACAGTAGGCCAGATCCAGAGCCAGTTCCGTTGATTAGCACATCCTCAATGTCGTTTCCGGCCTGAGTTGCCATTAGGCGTGCGATGTGATCCTCAAGGTCTGGTCCTTCAATGTTGTCCTCAAGGGACTCTGCTGAAAGTTCCCAGTCCAGACGCAACTTACGGGTAGTAAGAGAAACCTTCGAGAAGGTGGCTCCTGCTGCTGTAAAGTTGGCAGAAGAAGAACTAGCGTTGACGTAGTCACGGGGGTTCTCTTCTGATGCAACTGTCATGATACGCTGTCCTACAGATACACGGTCGATCTCCGTTGTGTTTGAACGCATACGGATCGTCCGAGCAGTCTTTGCGAGAATAGTAGCATCCCACATGTAGTCAAGGAAGCGATTGGCCTGATCTGGGTAGAGGAGACCATTACCTGACGGTACGGCTGTGCCGTTGTCGCCTGTGCTTGTGAATGTTGAACCAAGGTTCGATGTGTCGATAACCTTTTGTAATAGTTCGTTGCTCATAATATATTTTTCACCTGCCTTTTTGATTAAAGTGTATTAAGTTTTAGGGTTTAGAACGAGTTAACACCGAGGAAGTGCCCAGCCCAATTACCCTTTGTTATTTTTGTATTATCCGATGCGGCCTGTTCGACCTCACCAGACTTCTTTACTGCCGTTGCGCCTTCGTAACTGTCAAGTCGCTTGGTGATTTCATCGACCTTTTGCACCAATTCTGCAACATTGTTGCTGAGTTCTGTGTGCTTGGTATTGAAATCTTCAAGAGACTTTGTGATAGCGTCGCGGTTTTCATCAACTGCGCGATACATATCACTGGCTGTTGCTGCGGTTTCGGCATAATTCTTTTTAATTGTTTTCTTAATCGCTGTCTTTAGTTCATCAACCATCTTAACAAAGTCTAGTTCATCTAATGGAACTTCTGAAACGTGTGCGGCCTTCTCTACGGCCTCATCAACAGTTTCATCTTCAACTTCTTCAACGGCCTCTTCTACCGCCTCATCAACCGGAGCGGCCTCTAGTTCGTCATTTTCGTCTGCCATTTCTTCATTCCCTCCTTTGCTTAGAAGATTGCTTGTAATGGTGATAACCGTATCGGACTTTTTAATTGCGTCCTGATCTGGATAAAGATTAATTGTGTCTTGACTTGTTATGGCATCACCGTCTTGAGTAGTTGCAGCATGATCGGGGCCGGGAGCATCATCCTTAACAAACTGCCCCTGAATCAATTTCTTGACTACGGCAGACTTGTTCGCATCAGATGTTTCTACCCAACCTATAGTATTCATAGCATCTCCACAAACTACACAATTCTTTTCGTCGTTTTGAGAAGTCGTAGCAATTTGATCCCCAGCACACCAGAAAACGTTTTCGATAACGACTTCGGTTGCCATACCCTTCATAGTCATGCCATCGGCAGACTTTTGGATGGAGAATATATTAGCAAGAGGGTTCGCTGGATTATCTACGAGACTTAGTTCCATTAATTCATAGTCTTTAATTACTCTAGTATCTTTATCGGAGTCCCCGGCCTGATAGCCAGCCTCAACAATATTTCCACCAATAGAAAATCCGGTAAGTGTCCCATCTAGGACCTTTTCCCAAGTATCTTCCGCGCCCTTAGAGATATAGGCGTCTACATAAATTCCCTTATAGGTCTTTCCAGAATCTTTATCAATAAAGTCCTGTGGAACAAATTTAACAACTTTGCCAACGGCAAGTGGCTGATGCATTTCTCTTAAATTACCGCGAAAACGAGCAAAAGCCTTCTCGCTAGCATCAGGAGTAACAATATCCCCGTGGCGATCAAGATTATCTAGGGTGGCGAACCCAGAGACTGTTCTCTTTGCTTTATCGACTTTAGCAATAGGGAAAGAGATTGTTAGCCTTTCCTCGCTATTAGTCCAATTAACTTTGTTAATGTCCATTTGAGTTAATAATA